TGATCTGGGAAAAATAGATGCTACTTTAGAAAATGGATTATTAAATATTTTTATCCCATTAGCTGAAGAAGCCAAAACAAAAACAATTAAAATTAAGTAACCTAAATTGCGCCCTTAGGTTGGCTTATATTGATTCTGTTCGTATATTCACGTTATAATAAATAAAAAATAGTTATATGTCAAAGATTACAGATCCAAAAATGGACCCCTATTACATAGGTAAAGATTCTCACTGTTACACAGTGTATGAAGTAGTAACTCCCCAAGCAAAATATTTAGAAAAAGGAAGTGAAGGCAAGGATTATGAAAAACCTGTTGCTCACTATTCTAATTTTTCAAAAGCACTTGAAAGAGTTTACAAGGAAAAACTTAATAGTAATAAAGAACATTATACAAGTATAAAAGAGTATATAGATGAATGGGATAAAATTAAAAATGAACTAAGTGAAATATTAAATTACAACAAATTATGAAATTAGAAGCACTATTTAATGCCGTTATAGTTAAACCTATTGAGGCAGATGAAACCCAACATGGTAACATTATAGTTCCAGATATGGGTAATGACAAAAATCAAACCGGAGAAGTTATTTCTGTAGGACCTGGACAAAATACTCTTATGGGTAGTTTTAATGAAACTATAACTAAAGTAGGAGATATAGTAATATTACCTACACAGGGTTTTACAAAATTACCTTATGAAGGAGAAGAATATTGGGTAGGACCAGAAAATCAAATATTAGCAAAAATTAACAATTAAATAAATAAAAATGCCAGTAGATTATAAAAAAGAAATTGGATTCGGTACTGAAGCAAGGACTGAATTAATGAAAGGTATTAATACCTTAGCAGATGCTGTTGTTTGTACTTTAGGACCTAATGGTCGTAATGTATTAATTGATAACAGTGGTTATAATGAATTAAATAAACCCACCCATACTAAAGATGGTGTTACTGTAGCAAAAAATATTACAGTAGATGGTTTAATTCCAAATTTAGGAGCTCAAATGGTAAAACAAGCTGCCTTAAAAACTGCAGATAAAGCAGGAGATGGTACCACAACATCAACACTTTTAGCTAGAGAATTAGTTAAAGCAGGATTAAAACATTTAAATAATGGTGAAAATGCTGTTGAAATTAAAAGGAATATTGATAAAGCCGTTAATGAAATTGTTTCGGTTATTAAAGATAATATTAGTAAAGAAATTAGTAGTGAAGAACAACTACAACAAATTGCTACTATTTCAGCTAATAATGATGTTGAAATTGGAAAACTTATTTCTGCGGCTATTGATAAAGTAGGACAAGACGGAGTAGTTCATATCGAAGAAAGCAAATCAGGTGATACTTATCTTGAAACTGTTGAAGGAATGCAGTTTGATAGAGGATATAAATCACATTTCTTTGTTACTAATAATGGAGATATGTCATGTACTTTAGAAAATCCTTATGTATTAATTGCAGATCATAAATTCACTCAAGTAAAAGATTTACTTCCTATTTTAGAAGGAGTTTCTAATGCTAATAAATCTTTACTTATTATAGCAGATGATATTGATGGTGAAGCTTTAGCAACTTTAATTGTTAATAAAGCACGAGGTATTCTTAAAGTAGCTGCTGTTAAGGCTCCTGATTTTGGAGATAGAAAAAAGTTGCTTCTTGAAGATATTGCTACTTTAACAGGTGGTGTTGTATTTGACAAAGATAAAGGAATGAAACTTGATAAATTTTCTTATGATTGGTTTGGTGAAGCACGAACTGTAACTGTTACTAAAGAACAAACAACAATTGTAGATGGTAAAGGTGAAGCTGATGCTATTAATAGTAGAGTAGCAGATCTCCAGAAAAATATTGATCAAGAAACTACACCTTATATTGTTGAACATTTACAAAATAGATTAGCTAAAATGATTGGTGGAGTATCTATTATTCATGTAGGTGGTTATACTGAAACTGAAATGAGAGAGAAGAAAGATAGAGTAGATGATGCTCTTCATGCAACAAAAGCAGCACTTGAAGCTGGAATAGTTCCAGGTGGTGGAGCTGCTTTATTGTATGCTTCTAATGGGTTAGAAAATAATAATCTTGGAGCTAATATTGTTAAAGAAGCTTGTAGAAAACCATTTACCCAAATTATGACTAATGCCGGTTATTCTATAACAGAAGCTGAAATTATTGCTAATGATTTAATTAATTCAGGTAATGATTATTGGGCGGGTTACGATATTAGAAATGAAAAAGTAGTAAATATGGAAGATGCTGGAATTTTAGATCCTTCTAAAGTTACATATACAGCTTTACAAAATGCTGCTTCAGTAGCCGGAACTATTCTTTTAACAGAGTGTGTTGTTGTTGATCATCCTAATCAGAAAGATCCAACACCAGATGGAATGTCTTAATTATGGATAAAAAAATAATAGAACATAATGAGTTAATAGCAACTAGAGTACCCCCAGGTGACCGTTGGTCACTTGTGGGGGACCCTAAAAAAGAAGTATTTGGTAATTTAACAGATGCTTTAGAAGCATTTTTTCATCAAACAAATTTTAATGGTGCTTTTAGATTAGATCCTATGGATAGTAAATTATATGCTATCCAAAAATCAGAAGTAGAAGTTAAAAAAGAATCTCCAAAAGTATATGGTATGTATGGAGAATTTAGACAAGGTGTTTAAATTTGGTTTTTTAAATAAAAGTTATTATATTCACGTATGAATAAGAATCATAGTTTATTAGTAGAGAAGTATCGTCCCATTAATTTAGATAATTATGTAGGGAATGATCATATTAAAAAAAGTATTAAACAATATCTAGGACAAAACGATATTCAAAATCTTATATTTTATGGACCTGCAGGAACGGGAAAAACAACTCTTGCTAAACTCATTGTTAAAAATCTTGATTGTGAGCATCTTTATATTAATGCCTCGGATGAACGTGGTATTGAAACGATTAGAGATAAAGTTTCAGGATTTGCATCATCAGCTAGTTTTAAATCACTTAAAGTGGTCATTTTGGATGAAGCTGATTTTCTTACTATACAGGCGCAAGCTTCTCTCCGTAATGTCATTGAAACGTTTTCGCGTACTACTAGGTTTATCTTAACTTGTAATTATGTAGAACGTATCATTGATCCATTACAATCAAGATGTCAAACATTAAAAATAGTTCCACCAACTAAAACTGATGTAGCAAAACATATTGCTTGGATTATGGAAGAAGAAGGTACAACTTATGATATAAAAGATCTTAAAATCATAGTTAATCAATTCTACCCTGATTTACGTAAATGTTTAAATACCGTTCAACTATCAACCCAAGATAACAAATTAAAGATTGATAAATCTATATTAGTATCATCTAATTATATGTCTGAAGTAGTTAGTGAATTATCTAAATCTAAAACATATAAATCCAAATCTTTCAAAACTATTAGACAAATAATTGCAGATGCTAATGTTCAAGATTTTGAAGAGTTATATCGTTATCTTTATGATAATGCTCATGAATTTGCACCAGATAAAGAAGGAATGGTAGCATATTACATTAATGAATATACTTACCAATCTAATTTTAGGATTGATAAAGAAATAAACTGTATGGCTTTAATTAACCAATTAATTACTTTATAATGAATATTAACCCTAATTATCATAATGAAAAATTAACATATACTGATGATAATCTTTTATTAGATTCAAATGGTAGTGCTATTATGATGGGGTGGGAAGAAAACATTATGAAATATAGTGCTTTTGAAATTTGTAAAAATGGGGGAGATATTCTTAATATAGGATTTGGGTTAGGTTTTATTGATAGCTATATCCAAAATTGGAATCCTAAAACACATTGGATAATAGAATCCCACCCAGATGTACAAAGAAAAATAATTGAAGATGGTTGGTTGAAAAAACCTAATGTAAAAGTTATATTTAAACCTTGGCAAGAAGTAATAAAATATTTACCTAAATTTGATGGAATATATTTTGATACTTGGTTAGAATCTCAAAAAGAATTTGATATAAATGTTAAAAATTTATTAAAACCTAAAGGAATATATTCATTTTTTAATAATCCTAATGGGGGTGTAGTAAATAATATAGCAAAACAATCATATAATATTTTAAATAAAGATTTTGATATTACACCTATAGAAATTTCAATAAAAAATGACTCTAATCAATCTTTGAAACATCAATATTTTGATACTAAATTAAAAACTTATTTTATTCCTAAATGCGTAATAAAAGTAGAATGAAAAAATTTATTGAATTTGCCCTAATATGGTACAGCCAACAAATGGCTATTCCATTTTGGATGATTGGGCATGTTCATTTATCTTTAAATGTATATAAAGACTTGCATGAAATAATCGCTAGTGTAGGTCTTAATATTTTAGTAGCGATTGGATTTATAATTGATTTTAAACAACAAAACAAAAAACATTAAAAAAATGGCAAATCAACAACAACAAATGAACATGAATGTAGATGTTAAAAACACTACATCTATGGAAACACCTGAAGGTGGAGTAGTATTTCAACAAGGAGTATTATTGCGTAAAGTATCTAAATTCGTAGTAGGAGCTGAAGAAGATGCTCTAATGCCAATTCCAGTATTTTATGACCCTTCAACAGGTAAAATTTTAAATGAAACTATCCCTGCGGATTTAAGAGAAGAGTATAAAGATCATATCATTGCCTAATGAAGCTTTGGGATTGGTTAGACGAAATTACTGTTAGGAAAACTCCAGCCTCTCAATTTAGTGAGAAAGATTGGGAGAGCTGGAATTCTTATATGGTTCATAGATTTATGTCTATGGGGCAAAGCAATATAGAGATATCTAATATGGCTCAAAGATTTTTACCTACAGATAAAATAGGTATTTACAATTTTTATTGTAATATGATTCCTAAGAAAAAAGTATGGAATAAGTATATTAAATCTAAAATTAAATCAAAAAATAAAGAGTTAGTTGAATTAATAGCTGGTTATTTTGAAGTTGGATCCCACGAAGCAGATCATTATATTGACATTATAGGTAAAGAAGAAATTAAAAACATTCTTAAATCTATAGGAAAAGAAAAAAAAGAAATAACCAAATTATTTAAAATATGACAACACAACTATTTAATATGCTTATGAAATCTGCAGAAGCTGATAAATCAAAAGCATTATTATCACTAGAATTATTGGGTAATAAAGCAGTAGGTATTGGTGATCATTCTACTGAGGATTTTTATAAAAATGCTGAAGAAGCTCTTACTATGTTGGTGGATGCTGATGACAGAATTAATACTTTAAAAGTTTATTTTAACCAAAAAACCTTGATCAATGAGTAGTACAGTAGAAAAATATTTTGATAGTATAGATGATAAAAAATCTCAACCCCAATCAACCATAGAAATATTCGAATCAGAATACCCAGAATTATCTAATGAATTTAAAGAAATCCAATCAGAAATGTATGAAATGTTTGCTCGCAAACATATGGATTATGGTTTAAACAATATTGCATTAGGGGGAGACATTATAAATAATGAAGATGATAAAAAATTCTCATTAACAGGTTTAGCTATTAGACTTACAGATAAAATATCCCGTTTAAAAAATCTTTTAGTTAATGGAAGAAATTTTGTTAAAGGAGAGGGAATGGAAGATACTTTTATTGATATTGCTAATTATGGTATAATTGGTTTACTAGTAGGACGTAATAAGTGGAAAAAATAATAGCAACAATTTAAATTAAATAAAATGCCATCAAGTACTAATACTTTTAAAGATGTAATGTATGAACATATTCGTACTGTAGTTCTAGAACATCTTCCTTATAGAAATAAAATCCTAGATGTAGGAGCTGGGATTGGAGTATGGGGATCAAATTTACAAGATTTACATATTGATGCTTTAGAAATTCATGAACCCTATATTAAAGAATATGGCCTTCATCGTTATTACAATAATGTTATTGTAGGAGATATTCTAAACTTTGATTATGATGATTATGATTATATCATAATTGGAGATGTATTAGAACATATCAAAGTTGAACCCGCACAAAAATTAATCAAAGATATTACATCAAAAGGAATTAAATGTATGGTAGCTGTTCCTTATCTACATGAACAAGGAGCTGTTGGTGGAGTAGAATCAGAAATTCACCACCAACCAGATTTAACACCTAGAATAATGAAATCTAGATATCCTGATTTAGAAGTATTTTTAAGTACTAATATAGTACACGGTTATGCTTATTATACTAATTATATTAAATGGGTAAAATAATATATAAAAATGGGTAAGAAAAAGATACCAAGTATTGTAAAAGAAATTAGAAATTATGAACCAGAACCCTTAAACTATGGGTATCAAAAAAATGTTTCATATTCTCAACTTTCTATGTTTAGACAATGTCCTAAAAAATGGTCACTTCAATATAAAGAAGGTCATAAACAATATACCCCAACAATTCACACAATATTTGGTACAGCTCTACATGAAGCAGTTCAGCACTATTTAACAATAATGTATGATAAAAGTGCTGCAGCTGCTGATAGAGAAGATATTATAGGTATGTTTGAAGATTGTTTAAGAGAAGAATATGCCAAACAATATAAAAAAAATAATGAAACCCATTTTAGTACCCCAGAACAATTAAGAGAATTTTATGATGATGGGGTTACTATTATTAATTATTTAAAGAAAAATAGAAGTAGATATTTTAGCAAACGTGGTTGGTATCTTGCAGGTTGTGAGGTACCCATAATGATATCGCCTAATAAACGTTATAACAACGTATTATATCAAGGTTTCTTGGATGTTGTACTATACCATGAACCAACAAATCAATTTCATATACTTGATATAAAAACATCAACATCTGGATGGAATGCTAAAGCCAAAAAAGATGAGGATAAACAATTTCAATTAATATTATATAAAAAATTCTTTAGTGAAACATTTAACATACCTTTAGAAAATATAAACATTGAATTTTTTATTGTTAAACGAAGACTTTATGAAAGTGAAGATTATGTAATTCCTAGAATACAACAATTTGTTCCGGCTTCAGGAAAAGTAAAAATGAATAGAGCTACAAAAGCTTTAGATGAATTTATTACAAAAGTATTTAATCAAAAAGGATATGCTGATGTAGACCATCAACCAACCCCTAATAACCCTAATAATAATTGTAATTGGTGTCCTTTTAATAAAACGCATTTATGTTCGGCAACTTTTTAGAATCCGTACATACGTATAGATAAATATACATTAAAAATTAAAATTATGGACAAGAAAGAAATGACACTTACTAGTGTAAAAGTAAAAAGTAATTTATTTGAAAATTTCAAAATCGAATGTGTAAAAAGAAAATTTAGTTTCCAAAAACTTGCAGATCGAGCTATCTTTTTGTATCTTACAGATGAAGATTTTAGAAAAAAAATAAATTCTCAAACAAATTTAGAAATTAATAATTAAATAAAATTAAATGAAAGAAGGTTATATTAAACAAAGTGATAGAAAGAAAATTTTATTACTCACGGATGATATTAGAGTTCATTCGGGTGTTGCTCAAATTGGAAGAGAGATTGTTTTAAATACTGCTCATCGATATAATTGGTGTCAAATTGCAGGTTCAGTAAAACATCCTGATAAAGGTAAAGTTGAAGATTTTGCTCCCCATATCAAAACTGAAATGGAAGTTGAAGATGCTTATTGTAATTTATATCCTGTAGATGGATATGGTAATCCTGATACTTTAAGAGCAGTAATTCAAAGAGAAAAACCAGATGCTATATTATTAATTACAGACCCAAGATATTTTCAATGGGTTTTCCAAATGGAAGATGAAATTAGAGCTAAAATTCCAATAGCGTATCTTAACATTTGGGATGATATGCCTGCACCTCAATATAATGAGGAATTTTATGAATCTTGTGATGCTTTATTTGGTATTTCTAAACAAACAGTAGCTATTAATAAAATTGTTTTAGGTGATAAAGCAAGTAATAAAGTTATTGAATATGTTCCTCATGGGTTAGATGATAAAAAATTCTTTCCAATGTCTGATGACTATAATAAAGAATATGAAGAATTTAAAAATGCATTAACTTTAGGAAAAGAAAGAGATTTTATTTTATTTTTTAATTCAAGAAATATTAGAAGAAAATCAATCCCAGATGCATTAACAGCTTGGAAATTATTTGTAGACTCTTTAACTGAAAAAGAAAAAGAAAAAGTATTATTTATACTACACACAGATCCTGTAAGTGATCATGGAACAGACCTACCAGCAGTAATTGAATATCTATTTGGTGATGATGATGAAACTGTAGTAATTTCCAATCAAAAACTTCCATACACTCATATGAATTATCTTTATAATATGGCTGATGGTGTAATATTATTATCAGCAGCTGAGGGTTGGGGATTATCATTAACTGAATCATTACTTACAGGTACCCCATTTATTGCTAATGTAACAGGTGGTATGCAAGATCAAATGAGATTTGTTGATGAAAAAGGTAATTGGTATACTAATTCTATTGAAATGCCTTCTAATCAATTTGGGACCTATACAGAACACGGAGAATGGGCATTATCTGTTTATCCTAAAGCTATGGGGATGGTTGGTTCTCCAATTACTCCTTATATTTGGGACAGTAGATGTGATTTTAGGGATGCAAAAGATAGAATTGTAGAACTATATAAAATGTCTAAAGATGAAAGACAAAGAATTGGTAATTCTGGTAGAGAATGGGCTATGAGTGATGAAGCTGGGTTTACAGCTGAAAAAATGGGTCAGAATTTTACTAAATGTATTGATAAATTATTCTCAACTTGGACTCCCAGAAAATCTTTCACATTTTCGAAAGATACAGATTATAAAACAAGACAATTAAACCACAAATTAGAATATTAAATGAAAAATACATTTGTTATAAGCGCTCCCGTAAACACCTATTCAGGATATGGGGCAAGATCTAGAGATTTTGTAAAAGCTCTAATAGAATCAGATAAATATGAGGTTAAAATTTTATCTCAAAGATGGGGAGAAACTAGAATGGGATTTTTAAATGACCATCCAGAATGGGAATTTATGTTAGATTATGTTGTTCCTCAATTACAAGCAAAACCTGATATTTGGTGTCAAGTAACAGTTCCTAATGAATTTCAAAAAGTAGGAGTATATAATATAGGACTTACAGCCGGGATTGAAACAACAGCTTGTGCTCCTCAATGGATTGA